CCCTTAACAGATAAGCAAAGAGCCTTTATTGATAACTATAGTAAAACGGGCAACGCGAAGGCTAGCGCGATAGCGTCAGGCTACAGTAAAGCAACAGCAGAGCAACAAGGCTATGAGTTAAAAAAGAAGTTAGCTAATGAGATAGATCAGGCAACTAAACAAGTCCTAGCGTCATCAGTGCCAATGGCAATAGATAAGCTACAGTCATTAATAATAGATGATAAGGTCAATGCGTCAGTAAAGCTTGGGGCTATTAACTCTATACTTGATAGAACTGGTTATCAAACTGTACATAAAGTAGAAGACGTAACTAAACAACAAACAGAAGAAGAACTACAAGTAGAACTAAACCACCTACTTCAAAACCTCAAGACAACTGAACACTAACCAACGCAATATAACCAGTAATCACAATACCAATTCATATTATTACATATGCGCTAACAGATAGAGTGGTAGCGCATAGCGAAGTTATAGAACTATCATATGGTTACATGGTTTAAAATGATCCATCCACACGCACACACACACGGCCAGCCACGCAGGATTTTTGAGATCGCTTGTGTGCGCCTATATTAATAAATAGTAGCAGTTTGGCAGCCACCCCACCCCCCAAAGCGGTCGGCGGTGTATATATATATGGATCCCTCCATACAGCGGTGGGCTTTTTTTAACATTAACATTTGTTAACAGGTATAACATAGGAGTTGTGTTATGTTAATAGATCAGTTATAGTGTTTTTATGGGTGATAAAGCTTGGAAACAACGAGAACGGAAAGTTGCGCAGTTCTTTGGTGGGCAGAGGACACCGTTATCAGGTGGTAATGGCAAGATAACAAGAGCCGATGTTATACACGATAAGTTATTTATTGAGTGCAAGTTACGTGCAAAGCATACAGCTGTTACTTTGTGGGATGATACAAAAGAATTGGCGGTCTTAGAAAAGAAAACACCTGTTGTTGTATTGTGTGAAAAGAACCGCAAGGGTTTCTGGGTTATGGTACATAGTGATGATTTGGATAAACTATGAATGACATAGAAAGAGCAGTAGAAATAGCACGAGAATTACAGTATCGTAAAAATACAAACCGTATGGCATATTATACACCGTATGAGTATCAAGTAAAATTTCACAACACCGTTGCACAACAACGATTGTTAATGGCAGGAAACAGAATTGGAAAATCTTTTTGCGGAGCAATGGAAATGGCATTGCATCTTACAGGACAATATCCTGATTGGTGGAAAGGAAGGAGATTTGACAGGCCTATTCGTGCTTGGGCAGGAGGTGCGTCTAATGAAACCACAAGAGATATATGTCAAAAAGAATTAGTAGGACAACCAGATGATCCTTCTGCTAGAGGCACAGGTAGTATACCAATTAAGTATATAGGAGAAACAGTAAGAAAAGCTGGTGTACCTAATGCTATGAACAGTCTTGTTATTAAACATATTACAGGAGGGTGGTCAAGGTTAGCATTTAAAGCATATGAAATGGGAAAAGAAAAATGGATGGGGAAACAGTAGATGTGGTCTGGTTAGATGAAGAACCACCATCTTCTATATACACGCAATCTTTAACACGTACTGCTGACAAAGGTGGTATTGTTTATATGACTTTTACACCTGAAAATGGTATGACAGAAACGGTAGCGCAGTTTGTAAATGATCTTAGGGATGGACAAGCACTTATACAAGCTGGGTGGGATGATGCACCACATATGACTGACACGGTGCGAGAGCAAATACTTTCTGCGTTACCACCACATGAACGTAAAATGCGTGAACAAGGTATACCACAATTAGGAAGTGGTCTTGTTTTTCCATTGCCAGAATCAGATATGGTATGCGATCCAATAGAAATACCAACATACTGGCCTAGAATATGTGGAATAGATTTTGGTTGGGATCATCCGACAGCTGCTGCATGGATTACTTGGGACAGAGATAGTGATATTATTTATGTGTATGATACTTATGCTATGTCGCAGGAAGCTGTACCTATTCACGCAAGTGCTATAAAAGCAAGAGGCAACTGGATTCCTGTCATATGGCCTATGGATGGAAGGCAAGCAGACAAAGGATCTGGTAAATCTTTAACAGAGCAATATAAAGTAGAAGGTGTCAACATGACACGAGAACATTTTAGTAATCCACCGCAACAAGGACAAAAAGAAGGAAGTGGTGGTAACTCTGTAGAAGCAGGTATACAGGAAATGTACACAAGGTTTATGACAAATAGATTGAAAATTTTTGGTAATCAGGGTAAATTATTAGAAGAACTAAGAATGTATCATAGGAAAGATGGCAAAATTGTGGCAAAACATGATGACGTTATATCTTCATTAAGATATGCAGTTATGTCTGTAAGAAAAGCAAGAATAAAAAATTACGAGCCAACACAATATTCATCTGATAGTGATTTTAACGTATTTGTATAGGAAAAAAATGGGTGGTATAGCAAAAATATTAGGAGCAGCATTTGGTAGTAAACCAAGAAAAGCAGCTGCGCCAGTAGTTAGTCAAGCAGCACAACCAGCAGCACAAGCACAAATAACTCCTACAACACCATCACCAGCAGAATCTATGATAGCAGCAGGATCTGGTTATGGCGGTGGAACAATTATGACAGGTGCAGGTGGAGTAGAAACAGAAGCTAACATTAGTCGTACAATGTTAGGTGGTGCATCAACTGTTGAACGAAGAAAAAGAACTTGATTGAAGTTAGAGTTGATAAAGAAATAAGAGCAGATGCTTTTACATGGTTACAACCTAGAGCGCATTTGTGGAGAGATATAAAAGAAGATGATAGGCATATAGCTTTTACAGAAGATGGACAAATAAAAGCTTGTTTATTATTTTCAGATTTTGATGGGCATAACATTTTTGTGCATTTGGCTATTGACGATCCAAGAGCCTGCCAGAAGCGTTACATAAAATTAATGTTTGACTATGCCTTTAATCAATGTAATTCTAATAGGATGACAGCAATGTGCGTTAATGGTTATACAAGAAATGAAAGATTATTAAAAGGAGTTGGGTTTATAAAAGAAGGTGTTATTAGAGAATCAATGAAAGTAAATAACAACTATGTAGATGCAGCAATATACGGAATACTAAAAGGAGAATGTAAATGGGTATGAAAGCCAAAGTAGCAACACCACCACCAATAGATACAAGTGTTACTGATAGAACAGCAGAAAAAGAAGCAAAGCTTGAATTAGAAAAGCAAAGAATGTTAGACGCAGGCGCAAAAGGTCGTGCATCTACTATTCTTACTAGTGGTCAAGGATTATTAGAACAACCAGAAGTAGGAAAAACAATGCTTGGTGGCACATTATAATGGATGGTAATAAAAAGAAAAAAGTAAAAACAATTAAAAAAGTAATAAAAGGTTTAAATAAAGCTTCTAACTCACACAAGAAACAGGCAAAAACTTTAAGTAAGGTAATAAAAGGAAAATAAAATTGGATATGTTAGAACCATTTGACTACGTAAAAAAACGTATGTCAGCTATGTCCTCATCACGAGATACGTGGGAAGATCATTGGCAAGAAATATTAGATTATGTAATGCCACGTAAGGCAGATATTACATTAGTAAGATCAAAAGGCGAAAAAAGAACAGAAGTTTTATACGATAGCACAGCTATTACTGCCAATACATTGTTGGCTGCAAGTTTACAAGGCACATTAACATCTCCTTCATTGCCTTGGTTTTCAATAAAGATACGTAATAAAGAATTAAATGAACAAAGAGAAACTGCGTTATGGCTAGAAGATACAGCTAGACGTATGTATGATGCTTTTAACGATACTAATTTTAATACAGAAGTACATGAGATGTATCTTGATTTAACATCTATTGGTACAGGATGTTTACTTGTAGAAGAAAATAGTAAAGGTTTTGCGGAAGGTGGTATACATTTTAAAACATTACATATAAATGAATTTTACATACAAGAAAATGTAAATGGTTATGTTGACACTGTTTACCGTAAATATAAATTGTCTGCTAGACAGGCAGTACAAGAGTTTGGTGAAGAAAATCTAGGTAAAAAAGTACTGGATGCTGTCAAAAGTAAACCAGAAAAAGAATTTGTTTTTATTCATGCCGTTGAACCATCAATAGATTACGAACGTGCAATAGGAAAAGTAGCTACAAAATTACCTTTCCATAGTTGTCATGTTTGTGAGGAGGACAAGATGATTGTCAGAACTGGTGGTTACAACGAATTTCCTTACCTCGTGCCTAGATGGTCTAAAGCGACTGGTGAAACATACGGTCGCTCACCATCCTATAATGCAATACCTGATATAAAAACACTAAACAAAGCTGTAGAAATAGGATTGAAAGCTTGGGCAAAAGCTATAGATCCTCCTCTATTAGTACAAGATGATGGTGTTATTGGTAGAGTAAGAACAACACCAGCAGGTATTACAGTCATTAGAAATGATGGCGCTATCAAACCGTTACAAATAGGAACGAATTGGCAAATCACAGATATGAAAGAAACCCAATTACGTACTGCTATTAGGCAAGCCTATTATTCAGACCAGTTGCAGTTGTCAGAAGGCCCACAGATGACTGCTACTGAAGTACAAGTTCGTTATGAACTTATGCAAAGGTTACTTGGCCCAACATTGGGAAGATTCCAATCGGAGTTCTTAAACCCATTAATTGAACGTGTTTTCGGAATTATGTTTAGATCAGGTGCGCTTCTCCCTCCGCCTGAAAACATACAAGAAAGCAAGATGGATATTGAATATGTTGGGCCATTGGCCAGATCACAACGCATGGAAGAAGCAAATGCAATAGATAGACTATATCAATTAGCTATGACTATTGCACAAGCCAATCCATCTGTTATGGAAATTATAAACCATGACGAAGCAATTAGAATGAGGGCAAAATTATTAGGTGTTCCTAACAGTATTCTAGTAAGTAGAGAAGATGTAGAGGATGCAAGAGAAGCACAAATGCAACAACAAATGGCGCAACAAGAGATGATGGCGCAACAACAAACTGCACAACTAGCGCAACAACAAGCGGAAGCAGCAAAAGCAGCAGGTGATCCGCAAGCACAACAAGCTTTACAACAAGCAGCGCAAGAAGCAGGTTTATCATAAATGTCAGAGAACGATTACGAAATTAATAAAGATCATGGGGATCTTGTGGATAGCTATAGACAATGCTTTAGTACAAACGAAGGAGAAAAAGTGTTAAAAGATTTGAAGGCAGCTTATGGGGATAGATCTAGTTATAGTAACGATTCCCATGATACTGCCTACAAAGAAGGGCAGCGCTCCGTCTATTTGCGCATTTTTAATTTAATAAAAGAAAGAAAGGAATAATATGTCAGAAGAACAGGCCGCAACAGAAGATCAGGCAATTCAAGATACTACAGTTCTTGGATCTGATTCACCAAGCGATAACCTTGATTGGAAAGCATCATTATCGTCAGAACTAGCAAACGATCCAACTATAACTCAATTTAAAGATGTGGAAAGTTTAGCTAAAACAGTTGTTCATCAACAAAAACAAATGGGAAATCGTATTCCTATTCCAAAAACTGATGAAGAATACAAAGAATTATATGGTAAATTAGGCAGACCAGATGATCCTACAGGGTATGAAACAAAAATACCAGAGGGTATGGAAGCTTACTTTAACGAAAACGCAGTTAATGATTTTAAAAATATAGCACACGAAATAGGGTTGAATCAAAATCAAGTAAGTGCATTAATGGATTATCAGTCTAGGTCTATGCAACAAGAACTTGATACACAACCTGCTATGTTATCAGCGCAAAAAGAACAAACAGAAAGAGAATTAAAATCAGAATGGGGTGTAGAGTATGATAAGAATATACGTGCTGCACAACGTGCATTGCAAGTGTATGGAGATCCTGAAATTGTTGAGTTAATGAATACAACAGCTGGCAATAATCCTGCTGTCGTAAAATTATTTGCAAGACTAGGTGCAGAAGTAACAGAAGATATGACGCAAAATACACAAAACAATAATCTAGCTGTTTCCAGACTTGATGCGCAAGACGAGATATCACAAGTATTTTCTAATAACAACCATCCTTATTTTCAATCTACGCATCCAGAACATTTGGCTGCTGTAGAAAGAGTAAGACAGTTGCATGAAAAAGTACATAGTGGTAAATAACTTGAAATGAAAAACTTTCATGTTATACTAAGTAAATAACATAAGGCCCACTAGGACAACCTTAGTTGTGGGTATGATACCTTAAAATCCGTTTGACAGTACGTTACTGTAAGGTTTCCCTAATTTAAGGATAAAAACCGTTTATTTTTTTAACTTAACAGGAGAACTATTATGTCAATAGAAATCACTACCGCTTTTGTAGAGCAATACAAAAGCAATGTGTTCCACTTGGCACAGCAAAAAGGTTCAAGATTAAGGGATGCGGTTAGAACTGAAACAGTTACAGGTAAAGCGCATTTCTTTGAAAGAATTGGTACTGCTGCTGCTGAAAAGCGTACATCACGCCACTCAGACACACCAAGGATGGACACACCACACTCCAGACGTAAAGTCACTATGGACGATTACGACTGGGCAGACCTGATTGATAATGAAGATAAGGTACGTATGCTTATTTCACCACAATCAGAATACGCAATGGCAGGCGCATGGGCAATGGGCAGAGCTATGGATGATTCAATAATTAGTGCAGCTACAGGCACAGCTTTTGGCGGTGTTAGTGGCGGAACTAGTGTTGCGTTACCATCTGGTCAAAAAGTTGTTCATGGATCAGCAGGTTTAACACTTGCAAAATTATTATCAGCTAAAGAAGTTCTTGATGCTAATGATATTGATCCAGACGAAGCAAGATATTGTATCGTTACAGCAGGCCAATTAACTGATTTGTTAGGAGTAACACAAGTAACTTCAGCAGATTTTTCTAGTGTAAAAGCATTAGTACAAGGCGAAATTGACACTTTCTTAGGTTTTAATTTTATTAGAACTCAACGTCTAGGTACAGACGGAGATGGTAATCGTCAAGTATTAGCATTTACCCAATCAGGTATAGGACTTGCTGTCGGTCAAGATGTGAACACTCGCATCAGCGAAAGATCAGACAAGAATTATGCAACGCAAGTATTTTTATCAATGACTATCGGTGCTACACGTATCGAAGACGAAAAAGTCGTTGAAATAGCTTGCACAGAATAGGAGGATAAAAAATGGCTACAGTTTATTCAGTACAAAAAACAAAATGGTCGCAGAATAACCCTTCTGAAAAAATTAACACCAATGAAAAAGCTGGTCGTATTCGTATTGCTTACGCATTATACGAAGCATCTAGTTTAGCTTCAGGGGATGTTATTGAAATGTTTAATTTGCCAAACGGTGCTAGAATACTAGAAGGTACTTTAACGCATGACGCATTAGGTAGTAGTACAACACTATCTGTTGGACACGCAGCTTACGTAAATGCTGCTGGAGCAGCAGTTGCTTTAGATGTTGACGAATACTTTGCAGCGGCTGCAAGTACATCTATTACTACAGTAGCGGTAGCGGTAACTTCAGCACTAGGAAGAAATAGTGTTGTTGATGCTAACCAAGACGGTATTCCTGTAACAGTTGTTATGGGTGGTGCTGCTGGTACAGGTACAATCGAACTGACTATGTACTACGTTGTTGATTAATAATTAACAATAAACGGAGGGGGTGTAAAAACCTCCTCCCCATAAAGGTGAATAATGGTAACAGAAGTTTCTATATGTAGTAATGCACTAAGACGTTTAGGTGATGATCCTATCACAAGTCTTACTGATGATACAGAACGTGCAAGATTGTGTAATGCTTTATATGAAGATGCAAGAGATTTAACATTACGTTCTCATCCTTGGAACTTTGCTATAACCAGAGCATCTTTAGCACAACTAAGCTCTACTCCAGCATACGGTTTTGATCATATGTATGCTTTACCTACAGACCCATATTGTTTGCGTGTACTAGAAATGGAATTTGCAGATTACATATTTAAGATAGAAAATGACGCAACAAATGGTAGAGTTTTGCTAACAAACGAAGGCACAGCAAAAATCTTATATATTGCAAAAATTACAAATCCTACATTATTCGATTCTATGTTTGTCGAAACACTAACAACTAAATTATCCTCTGATCTTGCCTATCCAATTACAGGTAGTGTTCAATTACAAACTCAAATGGAAAAATTATACAGAGATAAATTATCTGAAGCTCGAAGTGTTGATGGAATGGAAGGATTTATAGATGAATTTGTTTCAACAACATTTACGGACTTTAGAACATAATGGCAAGAGTACATCCTTTTCAATCAAATTTTACTGCTGGTGAATTAACTCCTAAACTATTTGGTCAAATAGATTTTAAGAAATATGCTAATGGACTAGAAACATTAGAAAACATGACTGTGTTCCCACAAGGAGGAGCAGCACGTAGATATGGCACAAGGTTTGTTGGCCCAGTAAAAGATCACACAAAAACAACAAGATTAATTCCTTTTGAGTTTAATGTAGAACAAGCTTATATGCTAGAGTTTGGAGATCAGTATATAAGGTTTTACAAAGACAATGGTATAATTACAGAAGGCAATAAAACAATATCAGCAATTACAAAAGCAAATCCTGCTGTTGTTACTGCAAGTTCACATGGTTATAGCAATGGTGATGAAATAATTATTACTGGTGTTGTAGGTATGACACAAGTCAATGGTAAAAGATTTAAAGTTGCAGACAAAACAACAAACACTTTTGAATTACAAACATTAGCAGGAGTAGATATAAACAGCTCTAGTTACACAACTTATAGTTCTGGAGGTGTAGCTAATAAAATATACGAAATATCAACATCTATTACAGAATCAATGTTGTATGAAATACAGTATACACAGTCAGCTGATATTATGTATATTGTGCATGAAACAATCCCACCACAAAAATTAACAAGAACAGGGCATACATCATGGAGTATTGGCGCTGAAACATTTACAGATTCTCCATTTTTAGATGCTAATTTAACATCAACAACTTTAACCCCTGCTTCTGCTTCTGTAGCAACTGGTGTAAATATTACTGCATCAGCAGTTACTGGTATTAATGGGGGTCAAGGATTTTTATCTACAGACGTTGGTAGAACAATATCTATGAATAACGGAAAGGCAACAATTACAGCAAGAACAAGTGCAACGGTAGTAGTGGTAAGTATAACAACTGCGTTTACAAATACAAATGCGCAAACTTCTTGGAGGTTAGGTGGTTGGTCTAATACAACAGGTTACCCAAGAACTGTTACATTTTTTGAACAACGATTAATATTTGCTGGAACTACTAATAATCCACAAACTATATTTGGATCGCAGTCTGGTTTGTACACTAATTTTGATACTGGTGATGCTTCAGCAGCTGATGCGTTTGTGTATACTATAGCTGCTAACAGAGTAAATATTATTAGATGGTTAGCTCCAGCTCGTGATTTAATTGTTGGGACAGCAGGTGGTGAATTTAAAGTTGGTAGGCCAACAGGTGAGCCATTGAAACCAACAAATGTGAATATTACACAACAAACTACATATGGTGGTTGGACTACAGAACCTACGCAGATTGGTAACAGTATATTGTTTGTGCAAAAACAAAGAAAAAAAATAAGAGAGTTTGCCTACAAGTTTGAAGATGACGCATATTCTGCACCAGATATGTGTATATTAGCAGAGCATATTACAGGCACAGGTATATATGATGTTACTTATGCGCAAGAACCTGAAAGTATATATTGGGCAGTTAGAGATGACGGAACATTATTAGGATTAACATACAAAAGAGAAGAAGATATTATAGCATGGCATAGACACGTATTGGGTGGAACAATAAGTCATTCTGTAAATACAGCAAGTGCATTAACAACAGCTTCATCAGATTCTAATAATAATGGTAAGCTAACTATTACTAGTCATGGTTACACAACTGGAGATGCTGTAATATATGATGCTAATGGCAACACAGCAATAGTAGGATTAGATGACGGAAGAACTTATTACGTATATGTTATAGATGCAAACACAATAGAGTTAGCAAGAAGTTACGATCAAGCAATAGACAGAACAATAAATCAGTTAGGTGCTGCTAGTGGTACGCATATTTTTAAAAACCATGCTAAGGTAAAATCTGTGTCTTGTATAAGTAGTGATGCATCAAATGAAGTATACGTTATTGTAGAAAGAATAATTAATGGAAGTAGAGTACAATATGTAGAGTATTTAGATTATCAGTTACATACAGATTCTACATTAAATGGAACAATAAATGGTACAACTGGCACATTAACAAACCTAGATCATTTAGAAGGTGAAACTGTGCAAGTGTTGGTAGGTGATGCTGTCTATCCAAATCAAACAGTTACAAACGGTGCAATTACTGTTACATTACCAAGTACAAGTGGTTTTCATAATGTTGAAATAGGATTAGGGTACACAAGTAAAATGAAAACATTAAAAATTGAAGCAGGTGCTTCAGCAGGAACTGCGCAGAACAGACCAAAAAGATACAATCAAGTATCTGTAAGATTACATGAAACAGTTGGAGTTACAATAAACGGAGATCAATTACCATTTAGATCATCATCTACACCAGTAGGGCAAAACATACCTGCATTTACAGGAGATAAAAATGTAAGTAATTTAGGTTGGAATACAGATGGTCAAATAACTATTGAGCAAACTCAGCCTTTACCAATGACAGTACTATCATTAACTGGTACACTAGTAACAAGCGATTAGGAGTTAGATATGCCTTTTTTTAATTTATTACCAATGCTTGTAAGTACAGCTTTTACAGTAATGGGTGCATCACAGCAACAAAAAGTTTTGAAAGCAAATGCTGCATGGCAAAGGTATGAATCACAATTAAATTTTGAATACGAAAAACAAAAAAGATTAACAGCACAAACAAATCTATTAAAGGAACAAAGAGCTGCTGGTGCTGCTTCTGGAGTTGTGGTTGGAACAGGAAGTAGTTTGTTAGCAATGCAAGCTGACATGGATGAATTTGAAAATGATATGTGGTTCTTAGAAAAAGGATTGTTTGCAGAAGCAAAAGCTAATGATGCAGAATTAGCAGGGCAAATATCTTCAACATATTTTGATGCAGGAACTAGTCTGATAAACAGCTATTCATCTTACCAACAACAAGAACAATTAAGAAAAAGTACAGAGTTATACGGATCAGGAACACAAGTTGGCCCTAGTACTGTTATGAGTTTATCACCACGAGGAATATATTAAATGGTAAAAATTCCAAGATATGAAGGATCATTAGGTGCAAGGCCTATAAGAAGTGGCAGAACTTTAGGAACTGGCATAAGCGCTGCTACTAGTTTTACAAAATTTGGTCAAAGTATTTCAGATAGTTTAATAGAATACAACAATACACAAATAGAACTTTTGGCACGAGCTAGAGATGTTGAAATAAAAAATGCAGAATTATTAGCAGCATCAGCTACACGAGAATCTAATTTAAATGCAATAGACAGTTTTCAGACAGAGACTGATTATAAAAGTTTTGATGGTAAATACAAAGAACGTGTTGAAAGGAACAATAAACGAATACAAAAAAATTTTTTTACTTTGCCTAATGGGAAATTAGACGAAATTTCTTATAATAGTTATTTAGCAAATCAAGGAAATTTATTATATGTAGATGGTCTGCAACAAGTAAAAACATTAAGTAATCAAAAAAGATACAATGAATCAGTACTTGCAGTTAGCAAAACAACAGAAGATTCGATAAACAATGTTATTAAAAAGAGCAACTTATCAAGTAGTGCTGTTCAATCACAATACAACGAGGGAATATTAGCAATAGACGATTATAACGGTATATTAGAACCAGATATAATTATTGCACAAAAAGAACAATTATATAATAGTACAAATGAAAGTTTTATATATAGCCAAACAACAGAGATTGGAAAAATTCCAGTTACAAAAAATCAATCTGGTGAAACAGTAGCGGATTACATTAAAATAAATGAGTATTTAACAAACAAAAGTAATTATGAAGGAGACAACAGACTTACAAACATTGATGGCACACCTATATCGTATCGTTCGCCAGAAGCAGATTCTTTAATAGAAAGAGTCCAAAATCAATTACAAAATGAAATTTTCTTTGATAATCAAACAACAAACAATAAACTTAATAGTATATGGCAAAATAATGAGTTAATAAATGGTAATTTAAGTGAAGCAGAAATAGATCAACAAGATTGGCCAGATAATGAGATAGGTAGAAGTAATAAAACTGCTGCACTAGAAATACGTCTAAATAGAATTAGTGGTGAAAGTCCAACAGAGCCAGACATTTTGATGCGTCAAGATATTATAGCTTCAGCATATACATTTAAAATTCAAACTACACATCAAAAAGAATACTTTCCAAATAGTGAAAAATTACAAACGTATTTATTAACACAATTAAAAATTAAATATGGCAAAGAAAATGGCCAAACAAAATACAATAATTATAAAGAAAAAAAAATGAGTGTTTTTGATTTGCAAATAGAAGGATTTTTAGATCCAACTAGTGCTACAAATATTAGATCTATAGTAAACGATCCAGAATTAGCAAGGATGTTTGAGATTTTTGAAAATTCAAAAAATAGTGTTATACCGCAAATAAGAGGGAATGATGTTTTAGCTGATCAAGATAATTTAACAGCTGCTAGGTTGTATAAATTTGAATATGACGCAGAACAAGAATTTATAAAGAAAGTATTTGAAGAAGGAGTAAAAGCAGATGATTTACTAAATCCAGCTAGTTCTGATTATATTTTTAAGGAAGAATTTATTAATCAATACAAAATATCACAAACAGAACAAATTAATAATGTTATAGAAAGTTACGATATTAATTTAAATAGTAATAAAATAGATAAAAGTGGTGCGCCACAATGGGATGATTTCAAAGATAAATACGAAACTTATGATGATTTTATTGCTGGAGATGAGATTAAAAAGTTTGAAGCAGAAAATAATATAGTTGCTATGATACAAGAGGAAACAGATAGAGTAATAACTTATACAGAACTTACAAGTTCAAACAATGTAAAATACAAGGTTTATGATGACAACACAGTAGATCCTGCTCCTAAACAATTTATTTATAATAGTAATGTAGGAGGGTTTAGAGGTTCTAATTACTCATCAAATCCTTTGTATGTAGAGTGGCAAAACACATTTTCATTAACGCATAAAAAAGATGGAGCAATGAAAGAAGGACAAGAATTGTTATTTGAATCAATAAAAGATAAATTACAAGGTTTACAAAATGCAAATTAGTGATGAAAGAAAATTGCTATATGGAATTCCACTAGAAGATATACAAAAAGAAAATAAAATAGATTATGCAAGAAGTAAATTATATGGAGGGCCAGATAGTTTGTTATTTAATCAAAAAGATATTTCTAATACAGAAAATGAAAATAGAGCATGGTGGAGAAGGGCGCTAGGCAATGTTTCGGAATGGGCGGTAGGAGAAGAAGCTGATTGGGGAACTTATTTAAAAAGAGGGTTGGGCCAGTCAAATATAAATCTTTATTTGCAACAAGCACAAGATAGAGGGATTGATTATCAAGAAGCTTTTTCTGCAGAACCAGAAGATACTGGTATTCTTGAAAGATTTGTTGAAACACTTACTGCTATTGCAGCTGATACACCAACTTATTTAGCAGGCGCTGCTGTTGGAGGTTTAATGACAAGAAGTCCTACATTAGCAGCTGGTGCTGCTGGTTTTGTTAATGATAGTGTAAAAGGTATGTATTTAGCAGCTTTACAAAGAGGTGATGTTGATACATTTTCTGAATATTGGGATATGTTTTTGCAACATGGTGTAGAAGAAGGAGTAAAAGGTGGTTTATACATGGGCGCTATGGGTGCAGCTCCTGCAATTTTAGCTCCATTAGGTGTCCCTATTAACAAAGCAACTGTTGCTGCATCAAGATGGGCAGGTTTAACAGGTGCAGGAATTGCTATAGAAAAAGAATTACCAACTAAAGAAACTTTAATAAATAATGCACTTTTATTAGGTGTATTTGGTGCTGTTGATCCAAAAGCAAGGAAAATGGTAGAAATAAGCGCTTTAAAAAATAAACAAAACCCTACCCAAATAACTCTTGATATGTCTAAAAATGAAGTTATGAAACAAGAGTTGTTAAGTATAAATACAAAAATATTTTCTAGGGATAAAAAAATTGTAGAATTAGAAGTATTAAACTTAAAAGAAGAATTGTCACAATTAAACAAAATAGATCAAGAAGCTGCGCCAAAAATAATTGTTAGTAAAGATGCTGAAACTCTAAAAATTGAAAAAGACATAAAAAAAATAGAGGAAACATTATCAAACCCAGCATTAGAATCTTCTTTAAAAACATTAAATCAAACAAATTTAGATATACTAAGACAAGATTTAAGAGATATTAAAGAAGCTACAGGTAAAATTATAGAAGAAAAAGACGTACCAAAATTTAACAGAGATCGGAAAAAGAATTTACAAAAAGAGTTAGATGCTCTAAACAAAAAACAAATAGAATTAGTTAAAACTTTAAATTTAACACAAAAAAAAGTTGAGCAAATGGGTGAAGGTGGTGCGCCACCAGCAGTAGTTAATAAACTAAAAAAATCAATTACACAAAATCAAGAAAAAATTGATAATACAACAAAACTAATTAATAAAGATCAAAGAATAAAACAAATTGAAAAAGAACTAGATGATTTAGGTCAACCTGTTGAAAAAATCTTTGACAAAGACGTTGATCGTAAAAATCATCCTGATCCTGACATAAATTTTATTATGGGAAAAACTGCTTTAGGAAAAGTTAAGTATACTGAAACTGGCTCACAATCTTTTTTTGCAAAAGTGCAATCACAATTTATAGACAGGTTATATCCAATAAAAAAAGCAGTTAAAGAATCTAAAGAAAAAGGAATAGATCAAGCAGGATCATTAGATGTTTACAAACAATTTAGATTGCAATTAGGAAGTATTGGTAAAGGATTTCATTTTATAGAAAGAGGTACTTTAGACTTTTTTACCTTAAAAAAAACTGGTAGATCATTTCAACAAATTTTAAAAGATGTTATAAGTTCACGAAAAAGTTATGAAGAATTTACATCTTTTGCCATAGCAAAAAGAGCCTTAGAAAAATATAAACAAGGTATATCTACTGATTATTCATTAACAAGTAAAGATAGGGCAGTTTTACAAAGAACAATTAAAAATTACGAAGGAAAATATGGAAGGGCATTTGATGAAATAAATTTGTATCAACAAAGAGTTTTAACTTATATGCAAGATTCTGGCCTTTTATCTCCTGAACTATACAAAACAATATTACAATTAAATAAAGACTACGTTCCATTAAACAAAGTTTTGGATCCATCCGTACCTAAAACTAGTAGTGGTTTAGGATCAATAGTAAAAAATCCTATGAAAGAAATGAAAGGATCTGTAAAAGGAAAAGCTACAATAGATCCTATTGAAACAATGTTTTTAAACACTTTACATTTTGTTCAATTAGCTGAAAAAAATGTAGTAAACAAAGCTTTTATTGACCTAGCATTAAAATCAAAAGATCTTGTGGATGCTTTTTCTGTTGTTAAAGAGGTTAAAAATTTAAAAGAAACTAAATTAAATGCAGCAGAAATTAATGCTTTATTTGATGGAAAACAAAAAATTAGTGATAGTGTTAGTCGGAACATGATTGTTTTTAGAAAGGATAACAGTTTAATAAAAGATACACAAATTGCTGTGTACGATAAAGGAAAACTTAAAGTCTATGAAATAGGTGCAGAATTTGCAGATGCTATTAGAGGGCAAAATACTTTTGCAAGTAATATTTTTATGCAAATAGCTGCTACACCTACTAGATTGTTAAGAGCAGGAGCAACATTAGATCCATCTTTTATTTTTAGAAATTTTGGTAGAGATACCTTTTTTGCATCTGTGTTTTCTCAAAACACTTTTATTCCAATATTAACTTCTTTTAGAGGTATGTTTTCTGTTATAAAAAGTAAAACAAAAAATGGAGATGCTTTATTTGATGATTTTATGAAATCAGGAGGTTTGCAATCTACAATGATTTCTGTTGATAAAAGTTATTTTAGAGAAGGGCAGATGCTTAAAGAAATGTCAACTGTAAACAAAAAATTATTAAACTCAATTAATCCTAGAAATTATTTAGAACATCTAAGAGTGTTTGCAGAAATTTTTGAACAAGCTTCAAGAGTAGGTGATTTTCGTTTAACAATAAAAAGATTAAAAAAAGAAAATCTAAAATTACCAACCGAAAAAAGATTAACAGAAAGAGAAATTATAGAAACAGCAGGTTTTGAGGCAAGAGATTTAACTATTGATTTTAGAAAAATGGGTATGAAAGTAGAAAGTTTAAATATGATTACAGCTTTTTTAAATGCTAGAATACAAGGTTATGCAAAAATAGCAGAAGGATTAGCAAATCCTAAAACAAGAAATAAAATGATTAAAACAGCAACAATAACAATTACTTTACCTTCTGTAATTCTTTGGTTTGATAATAAAGACAGCGAAACATACAAAAAATTACCTCAATGGCAAAAAGATTTAAATTGGATTTATATTGTTAATGAAGGAGAGGAAAATGAAACTGTTTATAGGATACCAAAACCTTTTGAAATTGGCTGGGTATTTGGTTCATTGCCAGAAAGAATGTTAGACTTTATGTATAGCAAAAATCCTGAACCTTTTAATCAATCACTTTTAGAGTTTACAAAAAATTTAACAATAGGTAGCCTTCCTTTCCCAGATTTTGCGAGGCCATTTATAGATGATGCAAGAAATGAAAATTCTTTTTATAAAAGACCAATAGTTCCTTACAGGTTAGAAAAAGTATTACCCATATATCAATATGATGAATACACAAGCACAACAGCAAAATTTATAGCAAGTGTTTTTAATAAATTAGCAGTAGCAACAGGAACGGAATTAAACTTTGTTGGGCCAAGTTTAAACAGTCCAGCAAAAGTTGACAATTATATTAATGCGTGGACAGGTGGATTAGGAAAATATTTATTAGATTCAATAGATGCAATACAAA